TTAACCTTGGTCTATCGCCTTGTACTTCTACTACGCTTACATTATTATAAAAACAATGCTTGTCTGTTGCACCACTTGCTGCCACTCTTAAATTTATATATGTAGTTGTTGCCGTTGCTGTAAAATTTATTATAAGATTACTTGTAACACTTGTGTTTTGATATAGTTCTCCACCAAATACAGATGTTCCTACTTGTACTATTCCGTTTACATTACCTGCGACAAAATCTAATTTCAACCTATAATTACTACCTACAACAGTAGTTACGGCTTGATATATACCACCATTTGAGGAATCATTTGTGGTTAGTTTTATTCCGTTAGTGTCTAAGGCTATATCTACACCACTAACAGTCCATCTATCATTAGGGTCTACTTGTTTTACTGATACGTTGTCTATTGATAAAGTCGTGTTGTCGCTTGATGAATATAATCTAATTAAAGTTGCATTAGCTACTATATATTCTGTATAAGTGCCATTAGCGTTTCTTGATGTTCCAAATTGACTACCTAATCTTATTTGCGCAGCACCTGAAGAATAATTAGAAATAGTAAATTGTACTAAATATGTTTTGCCTGAAACTACAGATGCTGAATTAGCAACACTCGTACCATAATTAGAAGCATTGTCAAAGTTTAATTTTCCATTTAATATTTCAGCATTACCACCACTTATTGTCCAAGCACTATTATCGTTATAATTTCCGTTTACTATTAATTCGCTTCCTAATTCACTAAAGTTTCCGTTTTGTACTAACTCACTTGAGAAATATCCTACTTCTTCTATTAAGCCATCTTTGTTGATTCTGGTTGCGCCTGTACTTCTATCAAACGTAAAATCGCCTTTACCATTATTAGGTAAAACTGAATGTAGCTTAGAATCGCTTACAGCACTTGGTAT